TGGTCGCGGCGGGGGCACGTATGGGCATCGTAAACGATGAACTGATACTGTTCACAAAGAACGCGGCCAAAATGTCCACGGCGTTTGAAATGCCCGCCGATGTATTGGCGGATCAGATGGGCAAGATTGCCAAACTTTACGCCGTCCCGATTCCGCAAATCAATAAATTGGCCGATGCGATAAATTTTTTAGACGATAACGCAATCGCAAAGGGGGCCGATATTATTGATGTTATGCAACGCATAGGCGGCACGGCTCAAATGCTCAAATTGCCCGGCACCAACGCCGCCGCACTTGCATCTACTTTCCTGACTTTGGGGGAAACTGCGGAAACGGCGGGCACGGCGGCCAACGCCTTAATGCGTGAACTTGCGATTGCTTCACGACAACCCGCCCAATTCCAAAAGGGCATGGCAGCGTTGGGGCTTAGTTCGGCAAATATTCAACGTTCGATGTCCAAAGATGCGCAAGGCACGATTTTAAAGGTTTTGGATGCAATCAACAAGTTGCCCGAAACCCAAAAAGCAACCGTAACGAGTCAGTTATTTGGGGACATGTACTTTAAACAGGTCGCAAAGTTGGCGGGCGGGGTCGGGGAGTACCGTAGGCAATTGGCCTTGCTAAATGATGCAAAATTGGTCGGTTCGATGGATCGGGAATTTGCGGCACGGATGGACACCACGGCGGCACAACTCACTATAGTTTCGGCTCAAATTAGGATTGCGGCTATCAACTTTGGAACGGCACTATTGCCCGCTTTGAAGGCTATATTATCCGTAGTTACTCCAGTAGTGGAATGGTTCGCGAAGTTTGCAGAAAACAACCCCAAATTATCGGCAACGATTGGCATATTGATAGGCACGGTTTCGGCTTTGTTCCTATTGTTGTCGGGGTTTGGCTTCATTGCGTCGGGCGTTGTTACGGCTTTTGGCACGATAAGGATTGCGATGTTGTTTATGAGGGGGCAAACGGATTTGATGATCATCCGTTGGCTTTATTTCCAAGCAAGCATACTGGCATCCGTCCCGTGGTTGTCAACCGCTTTCACCGCGATAGGAGTAGGGGCACGGGCGATGTGGCTTGCAATTTCGGGGCCCATTGGTTGGGTAATTGCGGCGGTTGCGGCGGTTGCTTTTGCCATTTATTATTATTGGGATGAAATAAAAGCGTTTTTCCAAAATGTTTCGTTGTCGGAAATCGGCTCTAATTTGATAGCGGGGCTTTGGGAAGGTATCAAATCCTTCAATGTCATATCCATGATCCGAGGTTTGGCCGGGGCAATTTCCGACACATTCAAACAAGTTTTGGGCATCGCTTCGCCTTCCAAAGTATTCATCGAACATGGGTACAACATCGCAAGGGGTGCAGAAATAGGCATGAACCAAGGCGGGATGGGCACTGTGGGCACGGCGGCGGGCTCATCGTTGGCGGGCGGTTTCAAATCCACCACGGCGGCCACGTCGGGCGGGGCAGTTACTATAAATTACAGCCCACAAATTACCATTTCGGGCGGTACGGCCACTGGCAAGGATGACTTTTCGGAAATGCTCAAAACCCACGCGCGGGAAATCATGCGATTGGTTGAAACGGAACTAGGGAACAAGGCAAGACTTCAATACTCAAGATGATTTTTAATCCATAACATTCATAAAAATGAATAATTACATTCAAAAAGGGGACGTTCTTAATTTTGTCGCGGATTATGATTATTCATCGAACGACGTTGTAAAAGTTGGCGATATTGTGGGCATCGCGGCCACGGACGCGGCCACGGGGGAACTGATGGCAGTTAATACCGTTGGCGTTTTCAGCATCGAAAAGGACGACGATGGAGACGTTTTCGCGCAAGGCGATACGGTTTACTTGACCACCGCAAAAAAGGCCACATTAAACCAAACCGAAACGGTTTTAGGGGTTGCTTGGGAAGCGTCGGGGGCAAGCGTTGCCAATGTGAACGTCCGTTTGTCCTATCCAGAAAACGGGGCGGACTTTGCGGCGCATGCGCTTGTTTTCATGCAAGGCAACGCGACGGCAACGGGCACACTTGTACAAAACACCTTCGTAAAAGCACCGGGCACGACCACGGATGCAATTGGTTTGTTGTTCGACAACTCAACGAATAACAGGCTAAAATACACTGGCACAAAGACTTCAAAATTTGAAATCGAAGCCATTTTCAGCGCGACTGGCACAACCACCAACGTAGTGAAGGCCAAAATCGCAAAGGGCGGGGAAGTTTCGGATCGTTCGTTGCAATCCATCGCGCTCGTTTCGGGTGCAATTTCAAACGTGGTTTGCAAGGATATTGTGGAACTTGAAACCGATGAATATGTAGAATTGTGGATTGCCAACGGAACGGGCACGGCGGCGATTACAGTTACCGACTTGTATTTTTCAGCAAAGAAAATAAGCTAATAAAACGCCCCATGATAAACTCAAAGCAAACGGGAATAGCTGTAAACTACACTTGCGGCGCATCGGTGAACGAAGGCGATGTAGTTGTCATGGGGCGGCTTTGCGGCGTTGCGGTAACGTCGGGGCAAGTCGGGGACGTGATCAGCGTGTGGATGATGGGCGTTTTTTCAATCCAAAAAGAGGATTCCGATTACGTTTTCGAGATAGGCCAACGTGTTTATTTGACGGAAACAAAAGAGGCCACAATACACCAATCAAGCGTTTTTTTAGGGCATGCTTGGAGCGGTTCGGGGGAATCCGATACGGCGGTGGATGTCCGACTTGCGTTGTCGGGGTCGCTCCAATATGAAAGCGTCGTTTTTGTTGAAAACAAAGAGGATTTCCCCGAACCCGTTGACGGGGTGCATACATTGGAAACCGAAAAAACGTACATCCTGACTACGTTTGTTGATTTGGAAGGCGGGCGGATCGAGTACGACCAATCGGCGATCATCGGCTTCAATTCCGAAACTTGCGGCTTAAAATCCACGGGAAAACCTTCCAACGTCGCACTGATTACGGGAATCGGGGACTTGCCCATGGCAAACCTTGATATTGAAACAGATTGGGCGGTTGACATTGACGGGACAACCAAAACAACGGCATTGGATTGGAAGGCGGTCAACTTCTCCAATTGCCCCAAAGTCGGGGTTATCAAATCGCCCACAAATTTCGTTTACACAGATAGCGCGTTCCTTAATTCGCGGGGCTTGGAGTTTGACGGGACGATAGGGACTATCGCTTTTGATACCTGTTTGTTCCAAGGGGACGGCGGCAACGGGGCAATTATCAAAGTGCTTTCAACGTGTACGGTTTCGCGTCGTTTTCGCGCTCAATTTTCGAGTTTCATTTGCACATCAAGCACGAAAGGGATCGACTTTTCGGCATCGGCCACGGTTGACAATGACCAATATATTTTATTCCGTAACAACTTTAGCGGGGGCGGTACTTATACTCAAGGCGTTTTGTATTCCGACAATAAATCGGACTGGCAAGATAACAAGGGAATCCAAAACAGCGCGACCATTTCAGAGTATTACATGTCTGGGAATGCCGTTGCAACTGTTTTGGCCAACACGACTGGCTATTTCAAAATATTAGGAACGACCATATCGGACGCAATAACCCAACGTTTCACCAACACAAACAACCGCGCGACCCATATAGGGGCATTGTCGGGGGCTTTCAAGGTTACGGCGATCCTGTCTTTGAATAGTGGCAACAATAACCAAGTTTATGCCCGCGTTGCGTTGAACGGTACGACACTTGAGGCAAGCCAAAAACCGACAACGACAAATGGGAGCGGGCGGGCCGAAAACATCATGCTGCAAAAAATAGTGAACCTAACGGGCGGGGCAAACGACTACATCGAAATCCACGTAAGGAACGCGACGGCTACCACGGACATAACAGTAACGGAGTTATCGGTAATCATTGAAAAACTGAAATAATGTACGCTTACTTAGGTAAAATAAAGTTTGAAGGGCTTAAATCGTTCACCTCGTTTTCGAGGGAACGGGAAACCGTTTACGCTGAAATAAACCAAATCGGAACAAAACCCGAAATACAAAAGACGGGGGAAAAACTCACGAAAGTACCTATCGAGGCGCGATTCCATTTTGAATTTTGCGACCCCGAAACGGAAATCAAGGCGTTGAACGATTTGAGGCTTTCGGGCGATGTTTTGCCCTTGATTTTGGGCAATGGGGAAAACTATGGAAACTTCGTTATTGCATCTTTGAAGGAAACCTATATCAAGTCGGGGCCAACTGGCAATATCATAGATGCAACGGTTGAAATCGGTTTGATTGAACACGCACGGGCAACCGTTGCGGCTGACTTGACAAAGGCCGTTGATGATGGGTTCGCGTCCGACATTGCTAAGGTTGTACCGCAAAAAATCGTTACACAAACGCCGGGCATCGCATATCAAGCGGCGCAAAGCAATGCGCTTGTTTTGCAAAAATCAAGCGATACCGATAAGGATGTAGCATCTGCCAAGTTGAACGAAACCAAACGGCCCGGATTGTTCGCTAAAATCAACACGGCCACCACGGAAATACAAGCGGCGGCCAACGACGCGGCCAATAAAATACGGCAAATCGAAACGCAAGTGAACGGGGCGGATCGGATCATCCAAGATTGTGAGGATATGGCGCGTTTTGCATCCGATTTGGCCGTTGCCATTGACACTGCAGATATTGACTTGGTGGATAATGCCAACGGGACAATGCAAACGGCGGCGGCGGCGTTGGGCGTTTCAAACTCTAAATTGTTACAACTAATCGCGGGGCGTGAAATCTAATGGCAACCACACAGTACACATGCATTGAGGGGGATCGGTGGGATAGTATTGCATTCAAGGCATACGGCGATGCGGCGGACTTCCAAGGCATAATAGCGGCCAATCCGAGCGTACCCATTACCGATGAACTCACGGCGGGGGTTAGGTTGAACATTCCCATTAAGGAAACGCCCAACGAAACCACCCAAAACGAGCTATTGCCGCCGTGGAAAAGGCTATAAAATCCCTTCCAATTTAAGAAATCCAACTTTAGCACTCCACATCCTTTCAAATCCAAATTGCACTCCAGATTCCATAGTACCAGGCACTTTGTATGCTTTTTTGTAACGGCCAAGTTCTTTAGTTAGCCTACAATGTTTTTTAAACGTGCCCCAACCTGATGAATGTGAAAATTTTTGAAGTTCGATAGAATAAGTTGATTTTGCCATTGTCGTAATTGTTTGAGGTGAAAAGATAGGGGCTTTCGCCCCGTTAGTATATTGACCTTATACATTGGGCAATTTTTGATGGGGTTTTGTAAGTAGATGATGCGTATTTAAAATGCAAATCCATCATTTTCGATACATCAGATACATTATTGCCCCATTTAATTAAAAGGCTTTCTACTTTTTTGTGTGTCGTTGTTATGTTGTTTTCTGTTTTGATGTTTAACATGATGTAAAATTACACTCTAAATATTTAAGGTGCAAATTTACATCTAATTATTTTCGATTTATTTTTATGGAAGCTAACCCGACGGCCAAAGCCCAAAAACCATACTTGCAAGTATTCTACAATACCACCGACATTTCAAAGGATATTTCGGGGGATTTGGAGTCGTTTACGTATGATGACAAAGTAGGGGGCGAGTCGGATGAAATAATCCTAAAATTGAACGATCCATCTAAAAAGTGGCTCAATTCATGGTATCCGAAAAAGGGCGACCAGTTGCAAGTAAAAATCGGATACCAAGCGGGAAAAACGATTGATTGCGGGTTTTTTTCGATTGACAAAATCGGATATACCACGCCCCCGAACATGATCGAAATTAGGGGCGTATCGGCTGCTTTTAATACGGCCTTGCGAACTCCCAAATCTTTCGTGCATGAGGGTAAAACGCTTAGGCAAATCGCCGAAAAAATAGCAAAGGACAACTTACTGGAGTTGGTGGGCGATATTGCGGAAATCAAGATCGAACACGAAACCCAAAACAGGGATACTGACTTAGCCTTTCTAATGAAACTCTCCAAAAAGTTTGGGTATCAATTTTCAGTGAAGGGCAAGCAACTTGTTTTTGTTTCGGTTTATGAACTTGACGGTGCGCCTTCAGTTGCTAGTTTGGGGCTTAGTGATTTGTCGAGCCTGACTTTTGATGATCAACTAGACGGCACTTTCGTTGATGCTGAAATCGCATACGATACATTGGAAGGGGTACAAACCAATCTATCAAAAAAAGAACTTGTTTACGGGGGCGATACCGCGCCCGATACATGCGTTTTGAGGGGAAAGGCTGAAAATCCCGCGCAAACCGATGCAATGACTAGGTTTGCCGTTTACGAAGCCAACACGAACGCCCAAAAGTTGACTATCAAAACAAAGGGGAATATTTTACTTATTGCGGGGAACAATTTCGATTTGGTCGGGGCGGGCGTTATGTCGGGCAAGTGGCAAATCGAAAAGAGTAGCCACTCCATTTCTGAAAGTGGCTATCTCGTTTCGGTTGATGCTAGGCGGTCGGGGATGAATGATATCTAGTGTATTCATTTTTTTCTTTAACCCAATCTGGCATTCTTTTTTTTATGTGGCAATAGCATTTATCAAAAGTTGTAAATGGCACATCGCAATGTAATCCATCATTAAAACCAGAAATAAACTCAAAAACCCATCCTCCATCCTCATGCTTTACGACTTCAACAATGCCTACTTTAGTGTCAAATTTTACCGAGTTATTTAATGATTCCATTGTCGTATGTGTTTTGATGTTTAACATGATGTAAAATTACACTATAAATATTTAAGGTGCAAATTTGCATCAATAAATCTTTGAATTATTTTTTTTACCTTTGGGCATGAACGATTTAAAGGGATACTCTATAATACGTTTCGGGCTAGTGTCCGAAATTGACTACTCCAAAGGGGCTGTTAGGGTATCCATTAGTGAGGACGGAATAACAACCCGTTTTTTGCCCGTTTTGACGGCGGGCGCAAAGAATGATAAAACGTTTATGCTCCCAAACATCAACGACCAAGTAGCGATCCTTTTAGATGCTGACATGGGTAGGGGAGTGGTGCTAGGGGCGATGTTCACCACTGGCAACGCACCCACTGGGTTTTCATCGGCTATTTCGGGGCGTACCTATTCCGACGGGGCAAAGGACACATACAACAAAACGAGCGGGAAACGCACGATCCACGGGAAAACGAAACTAGAAATCAAAACAGATACCGAAACCCTCAAAGCGGTTTTGGCCGATTTGACGAACGCGGCCAAAGGACTTGCGGACGCGGCGGCGGCGTTGACTGTAACCACGGCGGGCGTACCTTCGACACCACCAAACAACGTAGCATCATTTACTTTGAAATCAACCGAACTAGCGGCAATTGCAACACGGATAAACGCCTTCTTAGAATGACAATAAATGAAATTTCATCGGCGGATTGGTCGCTGTCATTGGTCAATTTTGGCGAAGTGGTGCAAAACCAATCGGACATTAACCAGTGCATCCAAATCATTGTGGGCACGACCAAGGGAAGTGATCCGCTTCGCCCTACTTTCGGGTGCGATTGGGAGAAGTATATAGACGGGCCGATCAACGACACCGCGCCCAATATGATCCGCGAAATCGTGGACTCTCTTACAAAATGGGAGCAACGGATCGAAGTTACGAAAGTAGAATACACGATAGAGGATGAAGTTTTAAAATTCAATATTTTATGGGTTTTAGTGGGCAACCAACAAAAGGGCATTACCCAAATATCACTTGATTTGCAGCCCGAACCCGACGCGAACCCCGCGCCAACTTCGCCGCAATTGGAAGCCCCCACAACGCTAACGTCCGACTACTCTTACCCCGATGGGCTTTTAGAGTGGGCATACACCGACACGGCGGGCGTAACGTTCCAAATATTTAGGGGAATTGACGGCGGGGCTAAAACCCAAATCGCCACGGTTGTCGATGATGTGGTTTACACCGATTCGGACTTATTGCTTGATTCTACTTATCAGTATCAAGTACGGGCGAAGCGAGGATCAAGGGTATCGGAATTTTCAAACGAGGCCGAACTGGAAACGCTGCAAAACGTACTAGAATTTAGGGCAAGCATGCCCGAAAATTTCACACTGACAAAAACGGGAACGGCGGCAATTATTCAAAGCGCGGCGGGCATAACGAAAGTTTTTTGCATTGACGGTGATCCCGAAACGATTACGGCGTTTTATGGCGACGATTCGGGCGATCCCGACATAAACGCGGGCATTACGGGGACGCTTGACTTGTCGGGGCTTACGGGCATGCGCACTGTTCGCGCCCGCAATCAATCGTTCACTTTCATACCGGGCACTTGGGTACAAAACGCAAGCGTATCCATCAACCTTTCCAACTCAATAACCACGGCGGCGCGGGTTACGGCTTTGGTGGATTCGGTAATCATTGCAAACGGCGGCACGACCACCGATGACGGTTCAAATTACACGGGATCGGCGGGCAATACGTTTGCATCGCGCATATTGACGGTGGGTACTATTGAGCTTGATTTGGGAGATGCAGAAAATTCTATTTTATACGAAAAAATTGTTGTTTTGGGCACGAAGGGATGGACGGTTGAAACGGTTAATAAAACACATCTTGCCCATATTGAATTAGCATATAAGGGTAAGACCGATATGCTGAAAGCTTGCTTTGGCTCAAGCGAAAATGATACTAAAGACCATCGAAAGATTTCATCGGTGGAAGATTTAAAAGAAATTTTTGAAGACGCGATATTAAACCAAAGTAATCTTCTTGCTAGAGTATGTACTATAAAAGACGCTAAAGAAAGAAAAGAAATTTTTGATTTAGTAGAATCTTTTTTTGAAACCGAAAACAAGACTATTAAAAATCATTCTGTTATGTGGAAGAATTTAAGCGACAGAATAAACCGACAAGCAACAGGTAAAAAAATCAATTAAAACAAATAATTATGTCAACAGAAGTTCAAACAACAAACAACAACGCTCCGGCAGTAGGAGTAAAGGCACTATCTAATTTTCTTAACTCAGATAGCATTAAATCAAAGTTCGCGGAAGTACTTGGCGACAAAGATAAAGGAGTGGCTTTCGTTACTTCTATTCTTTCAGTCGTTAATTCAAACGGCCAATTAGCCAAGGCGGATCAAAATTCTTTATACACCTCAGCTCTGATGGCCGCAACATTAGATTTGCCAATTAATCCAAGTATAGGGCATGCATTTTTGGTTCCGTTTAATACACGCCAAGCCGATAACACTTACAAAGTAATGGTGCAATTTCAAATCAGCGCGAAGGGCCTAAAACAATTAGCAATGCGTTCTGGTCAATTCTTAAAAATGAACGATTCTGAAGTTAGAGAAGGAGAAATTGAATCAATCGATAGAATGACAGGAGAAATAAAATTCAATTGGATTCAAAACGATAAAGAAAGATTATCAAAACCAATCGTAGGATATGTTTCTTACTTTAAATTAGTTAATGGTTTTGAAAGTACTTTCTACATGACTAAAGATGAAGTTGAATTGCATGCTAAAACTTTCTCTCAGACGTACAAAAAATTCGGAACCGGACTATGGAAGGATATGTTTGACAAAATGGCTTCTAAAACGGTTATTAAATTGCACTTATCCAAAGATGCTCCATTGTCAACTTCTGTACAAAAAGCACTTGTTTCGGACCAAGCAGTAATTAAGAATGATAACTTCACTCACGAAGAAACAGTTGATGTAGAAACTCAGTACGTTGACAATAGTGAAATTCCTTTAGATATTACTGAAGTTAATGAAAACAAACAGCGCGAAAGAATTATCGAACATATTGAAGGCGCTAAAGATTTAGCTGAGCTTGAAAAGTGTCTTTCTGGAATTGCTGACGATGATTTAGATTTAATCGTTATGTACGATGATAAAAAACGTTCATTTACTAAAAAGAAATAAGCCATGAGTGAATTAATATTTAAAAACTATAAACCGCGTTGCTCTTCTTTGGGTAATATAATGACTAATCTTCCTGTGCCAATAACCGAACAAGAAGAGGAAGAATTGGAAAATTTAATTTATGAATGCAAGCATGGATTAAATGCCAATGGCAACAAAACAAAATGGACCGAAGTAAAAGCATCAAGAGTAAAAGCGCTTCAAAAAAAACAAAAAGGAGAAGATGAATTACCAAGTGGGGCCAAAACTCATTTAGACGATGTATTCCGTTCTCAATTTTGGAAACGTAGAAGACACTTAACAAATAAATACCTAGAAAAAGGACTTCTTTGCGAACAGGATATTTTGGATATTGCAAGTAAAATGGATAATGATTTTTATCTTAAAAACGATGAACACGATGAAAACGATTATATTCAAGGTTCTTGGGATAATTATGCTGTTAAAGTTCGTGATGCTAAAGCTAATTATGATTTAAAAACTTTTGATGAAGCAGAATTATCAAATCTTTATTCTTGGCAAATTAAAGGTTATTCGTTCATAATTAAAGAAAAACAGAATTTAGATCATTATCCTGAAGGCGAATTAATTTACGGATTGGTCAATAATCCATTGCACCACATTCAAAATGAAATGACTCGCCAATTCTACGCTAATGGTAATCCAGACGATGATAATGAAGATTGGTTAGAAATCAAACGTCAAATTGAACGGAACCATATTTTTGATAAATCACTCTTTGTTCGTGACTACCCGCATTACATTTTCGAAAACAGCGTTTGGAATTATGATATTCCAGCTCAATTCAGAATAAAAAAGTTTGATGTTACAACTACTGAAGAAGATGTAGACCACATAAAACGTAGGGTTATGATGTCACGCGTTTACTTATGTCAAAAAGAAGCGGACGTGTATCAGAGATTGGGTAAAGTATAATTTTTCATATTCACGAAATTTAAGCCAAGGTGCAAATATGTACTTTGGCTTTTTTATTTTTAAAAATAATTAAAATAATTTCATTTATGTAAAATATTTGTATATATTTGTAATCTATTTTTAACATAAAATTAAAATATTAATTATGGATGAAGAAATTAAAAAATTTGTATCTGATAGAAAGTTAGTTAGTTACAGAGTTGAAAAGTGGATTGGTATATCAAGTAAAACAGAGATTAGTGAAATTCTTGGTTTTTCAAGACCTACTTTAGATAGAAGGCTATCTGAACATAATTGGAAGCTAAAGGAAATTAAATTAATTCTTAAAAAAATGCCTTTTTAATTATGGAGAAATTAATCGGTGGCGACCAAACGCAAAAAATGAGTAGCAAGGAAATTTCTGAATTAACCGGAAAATCTCATTCAAACGTAATGGCTGATATTAGAAATCTTATCCAACAAGTTGAAGGAGAAGCCGGAATGATTTTTCAATTGGGCGAGTACTTAGATGCTAACAATCAAAAAAGGCCAATGTATCTTTTGTCTAAAAAAGAAACTATTCTTTTAGTTAGCGGATATAACGCTATTTTAAGGCTTAAAATAATTAACCGATGGGAAGAACTTGAAGAATTAGTTTCTTTACCTAAAACCTATGGAGAGGCATTGCTTGAGGCTGGAAGACTAGCTTTAGAAGTAGAAAATAAAAACAAACAGATTCAAGCAATGAAACCAAAAGCTGATTTTTTCGATCAGGTTACAGGAAGCTCTTCTTGTTTTGACATGGCTGATGTAGCTAAGGTTTGCAATTTAGGAGTTGGAAGAAATACTTTATTTCAATTTCTTAGAGATAATAAAATTCTACGAGATAATAATACTCCTTATCAGCAATTTATAGATTCAGGATATTTTAGAGTTATAGAAAGTAAATACAATAAACCAGATGGAAGCGTTCATATATCCCTAAAAACGGTTGTTTATCAAAAAGGAGTGGATTTTATCATTAAAAGATTTGTTGGTAGAAACATAAATTAATATTTACCATGGCAAAGGATAAAACTTCTTTTATTTTATATTCCGATTTAATAGGAGTTGTTAAAAAACTTGTATTAAAAGATAGGGACGAAGGTACTAATTATGGAGGAGAATTATTTCTTCACATACTTGAGTATGTAAACGATAACAACCCAATACCTATTAATTTTATAGTAGATATGGCTTTTGAGCCAATTAAACTAACGTTAAAAAGAGATTTGGTTAAATATGAAACTTATATCAGCAAGCAAAAAGAAAATGGTTCTAAAGGTGGGAGGCCAAAGAAAGAAACCCAAAAAACCCAACCCTTTTTAGAAGAACCCAAAAAAGCTGATAGTGTAAGTGATAGTGTAAGTGATAGTGTTAATGTTAATGATAGTGAGATTCTTTTAAAAAAAGAACCAAAAAAAAATAATTTATTTGATTTTAGAAAAAGTTTAATTAATTACGGTTTTGATGAAATTTTAGTTAATGACTGGATTTTAGTTCGAAAAAATAAAAAAGCCACAAATTCTCAAACTGCGTATAATTCTTTTATTTCGGAAATTGAAAGTGAAGATTGTAATATAAACGAAATGCTTAAATTTTGCGTAGAGAATAGTTGGTCCGGATTTAAACACGTTTGGGTAAGAAATTTAAAAAACAATAACAATGGAGGAAAACAAAATTCAAATCAGTCAAAGTCAGATTCCGATCATAAAGAATCAGCAATCAGCGCAGTTAATGCAATGTTTGGTATCGAATAATGAAGTTGGTCTAATTCTTTTTGAAAAAAATCTTGGCATAACAGAAGCTATTGACGGAACCAAATTAAAATCTTTAGAAAAAACTATTGGAGAGGTTAGTACGATTACGGCAATTTGTTATTTATTAAATCGATTTAACGCTAATTTTAATTTTGGAAAAGCATTAACACAACAACAATCAGCAATTTTAGCTTCTGACATCGTTGAAAAATATCCTTACGAAACAATTGAAGATATTGTTTTGATGCTAAAGCAAGTTCGTCAAGGAATTATTGGCGACGGTAAAGATTATAAACTTGATGGTCAAAACGTAATGACTAAATGGTTGCCAGAGTATTTAGATAAAAAATACACAGAGGTTGAAAGGTTGATTAAAATACCAAAAAAAGAAGAAAAATCAGAAGAATGTGCTGTTGAAATTTTCTACAGAAAAAGACGAGAAAAAAAGGCTTTGGAAGAAAAACAAAAACAAATGCATTTCGAAATTGACGAAATGGTAAAATTAATGGACCGACAAATGCTTGAAGATACTATTTCTGATTGGGAAAAGAAGGAAGATTTGAAACCGTATTTGGATTATCTGAAAAGAAAAAGAAAAGAAATTAAAGATTAACGCCATGGATAGACAATCACAAAACAAATATAGCCTTGAGTATTATTACAGAACCAAAGATTCTCTAACCGAAGAAGTAAAAACAAAAAGAAGACAACAAGCTAAAATTCGTTCTTTGAGATTTTATGAAAACAACAAAGAGCTTTGCAGATTAAGAGTTTCTTTGTGTAGAGAGAAAAATCCGATCAAAAAACAATTTATCCAGGAAATGATAAATAACTTAAATAAAAAAATATCGAAATTAGATATTGAGTTTTTAAAATCATTTGATTTGTCGGATATAATGGCTAAAAACCCAAGACTTAAAATTTGGGATAAGGAAATTGCTAATTGGAATATTTTGGATTTACGAAAATTTAAAAAACTAATCAATGATTGATAAAGAACGAAGAAACGCATACCACAGACAATACTACGAGTTAAATTTAGAAAAAATGCGTCAACGTAGTAGAGATAAGTATCATCGCTTAAAAGGCAATTGGAAAGCAAATTTAACTCCAGAGAAAAAAGCTGAACGGCATAGAAAAAATTACGAGAGCCAAGTAAAATTTATAGAAAAAACAACAGGAAGAAAAGTAATTAGTCATGCTGAAAGAAGAAAGAAAATTGCGGTCAAAGAGAAAATCATCAAAACGCCAAAATTAAAACCTAAAATAGAAAAACCATTTAAAGCCAATTTAAAGCAAGAAAAAATAAAGCCTATAAGAACACTCAAACAAGTATTGAATGTTCTTAAAAAAGACCTCAAATCAAATTTATGGAGCAAATCATTCTTGCTTTGGACTGATAAAAATTGGGAAGACTTTATAAAATTAGAAAACTTAACAGAATAAATTATGAAATTAACAATTGAACATTTAAAAGGGTATTTAGGAACTGAACTTAAAATACAAAATAGTTTAGGAGATATTCTCGAACTAACTGGGATTATGAATGAAACATATTTCGTAAAAGGAAATTCAAGAACGCCTTATGGAGATATTCAAGATTGCAAACCACTCCTTTATCCACTATCAACACTTACAGAATTTCGTGAGGATTTGGGATTTGTGCCGATTGAGCAATTAGCAAAAATGAGTTGTAGTTTAGATTTTGACGACTTAAATGTAAGAAATGATTGGAATGGAAGATATGGTGTTTTTTCTGTTCAGTTTAGAAGAGGAAGCCATTTTTATGAATTCAAATATGATTCTAAAAAACAAAGCTTTAAAGCATTTACAGATACAAATCATTTACAGCTATTTCAAAAACTCTACGAATGGAACATAGACATTCACGGACTTATAGAACAAGGATTAGCAATTGATAAATCTAAATTGTAATGAGAAACAAATTTCACAGAACCAAAAACAATATTAACCGAGATGGAATTTTAATCATCATTTCTGGAATTGTGTTTTGGGTAATTTTAATGATTAACTTAAATATTTTTTAAAAATGTCAACAAAGAAAATACATATAAACAACGATAATAATTGGGCTACACCACCTGAATTTTATCAAAAGCTAAACGAAGAATTTAATTTTGATTTTGATCCTTGTCCTTACAATGAAAATGAAATTACTGATGAAACAAATGGTTTGTTAAAAAATTGGGGGGGGTCGAACTTTGTAAATCCGCCATATTCTCAAAAACTAAAAGAGCAATTTGTGATTAAAGGAATTAAAGAAATGAAAAAAGGAAATAGATCTGTATTTTTAATTCCAGTTTCTACTTCAACAAAGTTATTTCATAAATACATAAAGCCAAATGCTAAAGAGATTAGATTTATTGAAGGTAGAATTAAATTTGGCAAAATTGACGAATTTGGCAATTTTTATATTCCTTTAAACGAAAAAGGAAAAGAGCAGTCGGGAACAAAAGATAGTATGATCGTAATTTTTTAATTTAAAACAATAAAATGAAAAGAAAAAATGATTTAGAAAATGTAGCAATTGATGTTTTTGCTTGGGTAATTGCTTTTGGAGTATTGTGGATTGTGGTTAATCTTTGGAATTAGCGAATCGATGAAATCTAAAATAATCCAACAAATAAAAGACAAGTTTGCCAATACAAATGGCGGAATTACAGCAATTCAGTTAATGGAATTAAACGATTTGACTTATTCTGAAATAAAACCGATTATCGTGGAATTGCAACAAGAAAAAGTTATAAAAGTGAAACAGGGAATCAATAATAAATTAATATTTTTAAGAGATGGGAAATAAATTTTACACACCGGAAATTGAGGAACTGCATATTGGATTTGAGGTTCAAAAACAAATGCAGGAATTAATCAGTAAAGAATTAAATAATAAACTTGAATTAAAATTAAGGTTTAATTCAGATTACGAAATGAATCACGATGCTACTTTTGCAAATTATACAATAACCGCAAACGATATTAGAAATTATGATTTAAATCCACACGTTCTAAAAACAGAAATCCGCGTAAAATACCTTGACCGAGAAGATTTGGAATCAATTGGATGGATAAAAACAGAGAAAGAGTTTAATCCAACCTTTAATGATAATGTTTTTTTTATAGAAAAACAGATTGAAAACGGACTTAATAAAACGTATAGACTTAGGTTGTTTGATGATTTCGTAATAAATATTTTTTTATTTGAAAAAATAAGCAGGAAATCACAATGGCTAGAAAGTATTTGCTTATTAAACCTTATCCAAGTAAAAAACAAATCCGAACTTCAAAAAATTATGAAAATGCTAAATATTCAGTAATGGAAAAATGTAAAAAAGAATCTTTTTTAACAAAAGAATTTGCTGATAAAGCAATTGAAATGTATAATAAAAAATACAATCGTAAGGAAGGAGATAAAATGTTGACTAATAGTTATCTTTGTACGAAATGCAACACTTGGCATTTGACTTCTCAAGATAATTACCGAACCGCTTTAAATAAAGT